CAAATAGATATAATAGTTCACTATTATAGCTCCTTTAATCGAGGCGGTTCTGGTAGAGGCATCCAGTGGGTTACCTCTTTGAGATACAGGTCTTCGCCATCACCGTCATCCCAAGTTGGATTGCCATCATTAAACCAGTCGACATATACGCCGACCTGAGTGTTGGGGATGTTTGGTGGGTAGTTGTTTTTAAAGTCAGCTGCTAACACATAGCATTGTCGCTCTCCCATTTCTGGCATTCGCTCACTACAGCTTATCCAACCATCCGGAGTTACCGGATAGTTGCCGGGTTCTTTAATGTGCAAGCGAGGCTCACCATCTTTTGGCTCAGGCCACTGGCGCTCCATGTTGATCTTCAATTTATCTTCCATAGCAGCGGTAATTTCAGCATCGCTGATGCCAGCACGGCGCTGTGCATCCCACAACAGAAACTGCATATCAGCCCACTCGCTAAGATCGTCTGGTTCGGCTGCGGCTTCAAGTGCCTCTTTTGAGAGATGTTTCAGCGGACCAATGGGGCCAACGCAGCCAAATGTGGAGTCAGACCATTTGGCATGCTCGTGGCGAATCTGTTCGCGTTCCAGTGATGCCAGTGCAATTCGTGCCAGTTCCATTTGTTCGCCACGAGTAAGTCCGTTATCAAGCGGATTTTTAATGAATAATTTGATACGTTCTTTGGTTATAGCGCTCATATCACTCTCCTTTGATGCGAATGCCTGTTGCAATGCTGTTTATGATGCTGTCAGTGCATGGGGTAGAAAGCTGGGCATCTCCAGCAATTCTCATGACCTCAACATCTGCATATCGAATACCGAGGTGTATCAGACCGGCTATACCTGACTTAAGCCGAGCATTTTCCATAAACAGATCCTTTGCCCGCTGTTTTTCTGCCTCAAGCTCAACGCGCAACTTCCCTACCGTTAACGCAATATCCTCGTTCTCTTGGTCGCGGCGTTTGATGTATTGCTGGTTTCTTTCCCGTTCATCCAGTAGTGCAAGCACGGTAGCCGGATTAGCCCTGGCAACAAAATCCCGGACTGGCTTACAACCAATCTCCGCAATGGGTTGATACGATGTGTAGCCATGCTGTCTTGTATAACTACCGTGACGAATAACGAAAAAAATCACCGTTTATTTTTTTTTAGCTTGCCACTTATCTTTACCGGCTTTCACTGCCGCCTCACGCAGTGCCTGATAGTCAATCTTGCTCACTGCTTGCCTCCTTTGCGCCACATAGCATTCAGATATTTGTTTTGATTTACTGACGGAAAAGAATTTCTCTTAAGCAATTCCTCTCTCGATGGCATTGGCTTTACGCGTTGGCGAATAATCATTTCTGCCGGAAGAATGCCGGGATTGTATGCAAGTCCTCTCATGATTTACTCTCCACGAGCTGGTCAATAGCCATGCTAAGTGACACACCTAAAGTCTCGATATGCTGCTGAATATCCTGTAGCGTCTGCGCCTGAGATAACAGGATTTCACGGTTGCATAACTCTTTAACCAGATGCTCAAACTTGCTGTAATAACCGATACGACTTAGTGTTTCTTTCCCTGCATTCTCGCCTTCTTTAATAATTCCTCTTTCGCTAAGAATCAGATCGTGTTTGGTTCCGGTAATAACGTATTTTCCGAGGTCGATGTTTAGCTTCATTGTTTTCATTGTTAATTCCTCAGTCATTACTGATAGCGCCATAGCGTGAGCGGTAATTACGCAGGCGCGGGTCAATTTCAGGGAAGTGGGTATATGTGGCTTTGCGTAATGGGCGGATTGATGTCTGGTAAATTCGCTCGCGTTCTTCTTTCTCTGCAAGCCATATACAATGGCGAAATTCCTTTTCCTCTTTCGTTTCCTGCGGTAGAGACATTATCAGGTCGTAGTTTTTCCTGAATTTATCCAGCACCTCCGATACGGAATTGCCGGAACAGCGGCGCGGGTCATCCGCACCATACAGAGGCGCTGGCATAATGGAATCCTTATTTTGCTAATCTAGAAGGGGATTGAATCGTCGTATTCAGGATGATTTTGATGATTGCTACTTTGCTGCTGTTGGCTGTTTCCTGAAGTTGCAAATCCAATCTTTGCATTCAGTAATTCAAGAGTGATTGATTGACCATTTTGCCCCTGATAAACATCAACCCTGATGTTTTCTCCGGTAATTTCCACAATGCCACCTTCAACAAGAACACTACGGTAGTAATCCGCTTGCGCTCCCGGCTTGGCAAATACAACGGCGCTGTAGTTTGTCCATTCTTTCTTTTTTGTCTGGCGATCGTAATACTGAACGCCAGCACGGATGTTGAATCCGATATTTTCCCCGGCCTGAAACTCTCTTGCGGGCTTGTTTAGTCTTACAGTAATCGAATGTGCCATTAAGCAGCAGCTCCTTCTAATTCGTCTCGTCTGATGTTGTAAACGTCCTGCGCTTTGTGCTGCTCCGGTGTTCCTTCGAGCATCTTCCACGCTTTGGCGAACGCCTGTTTAAGCTCTTCCACGGTGTTTTTCTGCAATGCTGCGTCAGTGAATGCTTTTAGAACCTGTTCAGGTGTAGGTGATGGTTTTGATTGCTTTGCTGCTGCGTTCTGCTGATGTTTATGCTCGTCGGTATCTGCATCTTTCGCATCATCAATGCCGAACAAACCATTGAGGCAATACTTGCGTGCATAAGAGCTTGTAGCTCCAGTAACTTGTGCAGAATCCATTCCTTTCTTGCTTTCTTCCTCTCGTGCAAGAGCGGTTGCCGTATGACTGTTTTCGCCATCGGTAATAGTTGCCGTTGCTTTCACGTAATACCGATCACCAATCAACACAACTTCATCGCTGATTGATAAAAACAGGCCATTCAGTAACGGCTTAACGCCTTCAAGAATATCTTCGCAGCTTCTGTATTTATATTTGCCGAATGAGTTGTACTGATTCTTTGGCGCGTTCAGATTCTCCTGAATAGCTGCCAGTCTTGCGTAAAATTCTTTGCTCATATGTTTGTTCTCAGAATGGACATGGCCCAAGGAAATAACGCTGATTTAATACTTCAGTCTTTGCCGCATTTAAAAATACGCGAACACCTTCACGATCTCCCTTCTGGCGATACATTAACGCCTGCTGCGTGTACATGCGTCTCTGTAACTTGCTCTCCTTCACTGTGGTTGCAAGTGACATGAATATCTCCTTCGTTACCGATTAATTCTTTCATCTGACGAATGAATTCTTCGTCTGACCAGCTATCTGTAAAACTCATTTCCTGCGATACCACGGAATGTTGATCGCTGATTTCATCGCTTTATTTGCTTCAAGCCACATTTTGGAATCACCAATAAATCTTGCTATTACTGCTTTGTTTTGTGCTGCACGAAGCATCTGGTGATTGATGGCTATTTCATTGCGCATAATAAGACCTCAACTCTTTTCCATCCGTCACGTAATTTACGGGTGATTCGTTCAAGTAAAGATTCATTTAGTTGGAAGGCACCCATGCGAGCGCCTCCCGCGATTGCGTAAATCATGGGTGGTTCCTTATGTTGGTTTTATTAGTAGGTTATTTTTGTTGCGAATACTTCGCCTTTTACGATGGCTGTTATGATATTTTTAGCAACATCTTCTGATGCGCCAACCTTGATAAGGTCAGCAAGTATTTTGTTATTTACTTCTTTCCGGTGAGCTTTATCCTTTGCTCTACGCTCTTCTTCTTCCTTGATTCTTTTTTCTTCTGCTATTCTGGCTTGCTCTTTTGCTTCAGCCTCGCGCCTGATTCGTTCAGCCTCCTCCTGTGCTTTTCGGCGTTCTGCTTCAATTGCCGCCTGCTTTTCTCTTTCAGCTCGTTCTGCTGCCTCTTTTGCTTCGCGCTGTGCTCGTTGCTCGGCTTCAATGCGTTCACGCTCTGCACGTTCCGCTGCGGCCTTAGCTTCTGCTTCTCGCCTTGCTGCTGCTTCAATTTCGGCTTTTGCCTTTGCTTCGGCTTCTGCTCTGGCTTTCTCTTCAGCTTCTCTTTTTAAGCGTTCTTCATGCTCTCGCTTTTCCTGCTCCGCTTTGAGTCTTGCCTCTTCTCTTTGGCGGTCAAATTCGCGATCCATCAAAATCGCTATTTCATGGTCAGACTCAATTTGCTTTGCGAGAGCTTCAGCTGCTGCCTTAGCTTCTTCTTCGGCTTTAATCCGCGCCTGTTCTTCCTCATAATCAGTAAGAGGCTGGCGTGCCTTGGCTTTCGGCTCATCAAGGCGATCACGCACTGTCTTGCGGTTAGCATCAATGAGCTTTGGAATTTCCTTCAGTTCAGCAACAAGGTCTTTGCCAAGACCATCGAGATATGTTTTCGTCTGCGCAACTTTATACGCCAGAGAAGCGATCTCCTTTCTGCCCTTTGCCGTTGTGATATCAGGCACAAAGGACATAACTTCACGTTCAACCTTTTGAAGGATTTCTTCAATCTGGTCGGCAGACTGAAATACAGTCATTGCATTTGATTTTTCAATAACAACTAAATCTGTTACTTCACTCATATATCCTCCTTCGTTGTATTCTTTAAAAACGCTCTCAGGCGGCTTTGATAGTCATATCATCTGAATCAAATATTCCTGATGTATCGATATCGGTAATTCTTATTCCTTCGCTACCATCCATTGGAGGCCATCCTTCCTGACCATTTCCATCATTCCAGTCGAACTCACACACAACACCATATGCATTTAAGTCGCTTGAAATTGCTATAAGCAGAGCATGTTGCGCCAGCATGATTAATACAGCATTTAATACAGAGCCGTGTTTTTTGAGTCTGTATTCAGAGTCTGACCAGAAATTATTAATCTGGTGAAGTTTTTCCTCTGTCATTACGTCATGGTCGATTTCAATTTCTATTGATGCTTTCCAGTCGTAATCAATGATGTATTTTTTGATGTTTGACATCTGTTCATATCCTCATAGATAAAAAATTGCCCTCACACTGGAGGGCAAAGAAGATTTCCAATAATCAGAACAAGTCGGCTCCTGTTTAGTTACGAGCGACATTGCTCCGTGTATTCACTCGTTGGAATGAATACACAGTGCAGTGTTTATTCTGTTGTTTATGCCAAAAATAAAGGCCGACTATGCGGCCTTATCCACATTCCTGAACCAAACGCAGATCGGACCGTCTTCTGTATCGTGAATCGAACCAACAAACCATCCTTCTCCATCTGGCATGCTTGGCTCCCATCCACTGATGTTTGGATTCCCATCTTCAAAATACGAGTCAATTACCGTTTGATTGTTGTCGTTTTCCATTTCAACAATTGATGATTCAATGCCATGCTGCTTGCAGAAAGATCTGAACTCATCAGCTGAAATTACCTCTCTATCCCCAAACAGGTTGGCGTATTCTGGGTGCGTCCAGTAGCCATCCTCGCTTCGCTCTACTACTAATGCTTCCATATCTCACCTCAAATAAGTGGTTTGCTGCCTAATTTCATTTTCTGGCGACCAACACAAGTCACACCCATTTCACTGCGTGGCTTGCTGTACCATGTGCGCTGATTCTTGCGCTCAATACGTTGCAGGTTGCTTTCAATCTGTTCGTGGTATTCAGCCAGCACCGTAAGGTCTATCGGATTCAGTGCGCTTTCTACTCGTGATTTCGGTTTGCGATTCAGCGAGAGAATAGGGCGGTTAACTGGTTTTGCGCTTACCCCAACCAACAGGGGATTTGCTGCTTTCCATTGAGCCTGTTTCTCTGCGCGACGTTCGCGGCGGCGTGTTTGTGCATCCATCTTGATTCTCCTGTCAGTTAGCTTTGAGTAACGCGCCGTGATGCTTATCTCCACGGTTGCTGTCTTGCAGCTGCATTTCGCGCTACTCAAAGCTTTCTGCTTTGAATGCTGCCCTTCTTCAGGGCTAAATTTTTAAGAGCCTCACCTTCAATGGTGGTTAGTGCGTCCTGCTGATGGCTTAAAATTACAAGAAAGATTGTATGCTGTAAACAAGAAATATTGTAAAAATGGGCGTGAAAAACAAACTCCATTGTTTTTAAACGGAAAATAGTTTGTTTTTTGGTTGTCGAAATCGAGGTGAGGATTACTGGTTGCAGGTTCCGACTACATCACCAACAAAGGATTTGGTTGATGTAAGTTGTTGCATACCTGGGATGTTCATTACTTTGGAGTAAAGAGCTTTTTTGTCTGTAGTGATTGACCAGGTTTCAACGGTTATTCCTCCTCCAGACTGGTATTCTCCTACCATAGTGTTCGATGACAAAGCAGTGTATTTCATCTCTGGATAGACGCCAGAAACTGATTCATAAACTGATGATTTATCGCCATTTATTGTTACGTAGAAAACGGAATCTTCCGTGCTGTCTTTTGTAAACTCGTAACGATCGCCATTCATTGCCCCGCACCCGTGCAGGTTTGTGACAATCCAGCATTCAGAATTGGCGCTGGTAGTTAATAGTATTGAGAGTAGCGCCGCAATCCTGATCATACGAATTTTACCCTCGCTTCCACGACAACACCGATAATCTTGCAGTTCCCGTTGATTGGAGTCATAGGCCATGAAGGATTCAGGCCTTTCAGATACTTCTGCCCGCCATCTATAACCAGTTTCTTGAATGTTGCTTCGTTCGCGTCAGTCAGCTTGGCTACAACAAGGCTTCCATTCACTGGCTCGCGTCCAGTATCCACTAACACCATATGACCTTCAGGGATGCTTTGACCTACAGGTGAGGTCATGGAATCACCTTCAACCTTCAGCCAGAATCCATCGCCTAATAAATTAACGTCACTGTCATACCATTCATCAATGTCCTTGATATCGTAGGGTTCACAAGCTTCACACCACGAACCAGCTCTAACCATGCTAATCAATGGATATTTCCCTTTGGGCTCAACATGCCCAACAAATCTAACATTCGAATCAGAGGTGCCATTGAGCAGCCAGTCAACACTTACGCCAAGAGCTGACGCAAGTTCTGGTAAAAAGCGTGGTCGCTTAGTTTTACCGTTTTCGAGCTGCTCTATAGACTGCTGGGTAGTCCCCACCTTTTGAGCAAGTTCAGCCTGGTTAAGTCCAAGCTGAATTCTTTTGCTTTTTACCCTGGAAGAAATACTCATAAGCCACCTCTGTTATTTACCTCCAATCTTCACAAGAAAAACTGTATTTGACAAACAAGATACATTGTATGAAAATACAAGAAAGTTTGTTGATGGAGGTGATATGCAAACTCTTTCTGAACGCCTCAAGAAGAGGCGAATTGCGTTAAAAATGACGCAAACCGAACTGGCAACCAAAGCCGGTGTTAAACAGCAATCAATTCAACTGATTGAAGCTGGAGTAACCAAGCGACCGCGCTTCTTGTTTGAGATTGCTATGGCGCTTAACTGTGATCCGGTTTGGTTACAGTACGGAACTAAACGCGGTAAAGCCGCTTAAGACATTCCCGCTCTTACACATCCCAGCCCTGAAAAAGGGCATCAAATTAAACCACACCTATGGTGTATGCATTTATTTGCATACATTCAATCAATTGTTATCTAAGGAAATACTTACATATGCAACTTACAAGTACTCGCAAGAAAGCGAATGCAATTACAAGCAACATCCTGAATCGAATTGCTGTACGTGGTCAGCGAAAGGTTGCTGATGCATTAGGGATCAATGAATCGCTAATTTCGCGATGGAAAGACAGCTTTATCCCAAAAATGGGAATGCTTCTGGCTGTTCTTGAATGGGGTGTTGAAGACGAGGAATTGGCGGAACTGGCTAAGAAAGTAGCCAGAATGCTGACAAAAGAAAAAGCCCCGAAGAACGGCGAATTCTTCGAGGCCTGATGTAGAAAGACTGGATCAATCCACAGGAGTAATTATGACAAAACGTCGTAAGAAATACCAGGAAAAAGAAGAGATTCGACACCCTGATTCACCTGAGGGATTAGTGGTAGCCGCAGCAAATAACAGGGCGTTCGCAGAGCGCCTTGTTGGTGTTTACAGACTAGCCAAAGCAGGAGTGAAACATGGGCGTCGTTAAGTTAGCTGATTACAGGCATAACCCTGTACAACATCAGGAGGCATCCAGTATGGGGTATGTCTCTATACACCGCCAGTTTATGGACAGCAGGCTCTATAAGGACTCTCAGGCAGTACATCTTTGGCTTCACTTAATCCTCAAGGCTAATCACGAATCTACTGTCGTCAATACTGATATCGGTCCGATAACTGTTGATCGCGGTCAGATGATAACTGGACGCCCGTCGCTGGTCAGAGAAACATTCATCCCCGACAACAAAGTTAGGAGCTTATTACGGACTTTTGAGTCGAAAGGGATGCTTAATATTTGCTCGATGGGGAAGAAATTTAGCCTGTTTACAATCGTTAAATATGACGATTTTCAGGCAAAAAATTGTCCAACGGTTGTCCAACGGTTGTCCAACGCAAACACCAGTAATGGCGCGGCTCTCAGCGGAGATTGTCCAACGGTTGTCCAACGGTTGTCCATAAACAATAATATAAATAATATCTCTAATACTGACGTATTAGAGAGTGCCACAGCAGACAAAAAGTCTGACAAGAAAAAACCTTCCGTTAGCTGTCAGGATGTTGTCGATGCTTACCACGAAATCCTTCCTGAAGCGCCAAAAATCCGCGCACTGAATGACAAGCGTAAAAACCAGATCCGAACGTTCTGGCGCAAAGCCGGAGTGATAACCCGCCAGCTTGACGGGCATGGGTTCACGATGCAGGACTGGAGAAATTATTTGAGCTACGTAGGCGAAAATTGCCGATGGATGTTCGAAGAGCGTCCAAACCATCAACGCGGAACTGTCTGGCACAAAAAGGGATTTGATTTCCTGCTTAACGATAATACCTACCTGAAAGTTCGTGAGGGTGAACACGATGACCGATAATTTTTATGCGCCGCCCCATAGCATCGAGGCAGAGCAGGCGGTGATTGGTGGATTGCTTCTGGATGATGACAGCAGTGAGCGCGTCCAGAAAGTTCTGGCGATGCTGAAGCCTGATTCATTTTACGGCCGACCACACAAAATCCTTTTCGAAGAAATAACCAGAATGCACCGGGAGCAAAAGCCAGTAGATGGCCTGACGCTTTTCGATGAACTGGAGCGTAAATCGTTAACGGCGTCTGTTGGCGGTTTTGCTTATATCGCTGAGCTCGCAAAGAACACGCCAAGCGTAGCAAACATTGTTGCCTATGCAATGCAGGTTCGTGAAACCGCAATGGAACGCTACGCCATCAACCGCATGACTGAAGCGACGGAATTTCTCTATTCCCGCAACGGAATGACTGCAACGCAGAAGTACGAAGCTATTCAGGCGATTTTCACGCAACTGACAGACCATGCAAAAACCGGATCGCGTCGCGGCCTTCGCTCATTTGGTGAGGTCATGGAAGACTGGGTTAGCGACCTTGAGAAGCGATTTGACCCGTCAGGCGAACAACGAGGAATGAGCACAGGGATCCCATCGCTGGACAGGATGCTGTCACCGAAAGGTCTGGTGAAAGGCTCTCTGTTTGTCATTGGCGCTCGCCCTAAGATGGGGAAAACGACGCTATACAGCCAGATGGCAATCAACTGCGCAGTGCATGAGAAAAAGCCCGCTCTGATGTTCAGCCTTGAAATGCCAGGTGACCAGATACTGGAAAAACTGGTGGGACAGAAGTCAGGTGTTAACCCGAATATTTTTTACCTTCCGGCGACAAATGACGCTGATGACGGCTATCAGGGTGATTACGATGGTGACTTCAACAGGGCGATCGAAACAGCTAATCGCTTGAGTGAAATCGACATGCTTTACATCGACGACACGCCGGGATTATCTCTGGCTCAAATCGTCAGCGAAAGCCGTCGAATCAAGCGAGAAAAAGGATGTGTTGGCATGATTCTGGTCGATTACCTGACACTAATGACCGCTGAGAAGGCCGATCGCAACGACCTTGCTTACGGCATGATCACCAAAGGACTGAAGAACCTTGCCAAAGAGCTTGATTGCGTTGTTGTGCTTCTGACACAGCTTAACCGCGCACTGGAAAGCCGAACCAATAAACGCCCATTACCAAGTGACTCACGAGATACAGGGCAGATTGAACAGGATTGCGATTATTGGGTTGGGATCCATCGTGAAGGCGCTTTTGATGACAGTGTTCCACCTGGTGAAACCGAACTAATCCTTCGTCTCAATCGTCATGGCAATACCGGCACGGTGTATTGCATTCAGGCAAATGGCGCTATTTATGACACAGACCAACAGTCTGCTGAAATGCGCCGACGTGAACGCGAGGAACCGCAGTCCAAGAAGAAAGGAGGATTCTGATGACCATCTACATCACTGAGCTAATAACAGGCCTGCTGGTAATCGCAGGCCTTTTTATTTGGGGGAGAGGGAAGTGTGGCTGACTGGCAAATTCCAATCATCATTCTTGCCGGAACTTCGCTGGTTGCTGGCTTTATCCTGCTGAAGAAGCATAAAGACCGTGATCAAAAAGTCGAAGTTCTCTATGGGTATCCAGCGAACAGCACAACATGGCTGACCATTTACCACTACCGAAAATCAGGCCGCTGGGTATTCGAATGGGATGATCTGTTCGCTGAAAAGCGACCAAAGTCATGGGGAGACATCAGCGAATGCATGATGTTTGAAGAAAGAAAATCCGGCGCAACTCGAGAAGAGTTTAACGAAGCGTGGAGGCGATTAAGTGAGAGAGGGTATCAATGAGCAGAATTAAATCTGGTTATCCAGGAAATGGGGAATACCCGAAGCCATATTTACCTGTAACAGTGACCACTAAATCTAGGCATCCACATCATTTCAAGCAAAGTGGTACAGCTTATTGGAGTGGCAACCGGTGGATAGGTATTGATGGGTTCAAAATTGGGTATGCAAAGGTAATTAAATGGGAATTTAACATCACACACTGGAGTTCATCCCATGAGGAAACTAACGTTTGAACTAAGAAGCCCCATCCATCAGCAGAACGCCATTCAAGCCATCCAGAAAATCCTTCCGGACCCAACCAAACCAATCGTAGTAACCATTCAGGAGCGCAACCGCAGCTTAGACCAAAATCGGAAGCTTTGGGCTTGCCTTGGCGACGTTTCGCGTCAGGTTGAATGGCATGGTCGCTGGCTGGATGCAGAAAGCTGGAAGTGCGTTTTTACCGCAGCCTTAAAGCAGCAGGACGTTGTTCCTAACCTTACCGGGAATGGCTTTGTGGTAATAGGCCAGTCAACCAGCAGGATGCGTGTAAGCGAATTTGCGGAGCTATTAGAGCTTATACAGGCATTCGGTACAGAGCGTGGCGTTAAGTGGTCAGACGAAGCGCGACTGGCTCTGGAGTGGAAAGCGCGATGGGGAGACAGGGCAGCATGAGACGACAGCGACGAAGTTTCACCGACATCATCTGCGAAAACTGCAAATACCTTCCAACGAAACGCTCCAGAAATAAACGCAAGCCAATCCCGAAAGAATCTGACGTAAAAACCTTCAATTACACGGCTCACCTGTGGGATATCCGGTGGCTAAGACATCGTGCGAGGAAATGACAATGGATTATTCACAGTTAAGTGATTTTGAAATTAACAAGCGAGTGGCAATTTGCTGTGGATTTGCTCCCGAAGATTGCGAAATCGCAAAGTTGGGAACATCAATCGTTGGTGTTGAGTGGGATGACGAAACTGGTTATGCAATAAAAACGGTTGATTACTGTAAAAGCCCATCAGACGCAGAGCCGATTATCGTAGAGAACAGAATTGGAATTATTCCAGCACCAGAAAATGGATTATGGAAGGCAGCGCATAGAAAAGTTGGCGGTGATAGTACCCCATATCATATGACTCAAGATGAAAACCCACTCCGCGCTGCCATGATTGTCTTTCTCATGATGCAGGACGCCAATAATGCTTAGCCCATCCCAATCCATTCAATACCAGAAAGAAAGCGTCGAGCGAGCTTTAACGTGCGCTAACTGCGGTCAGAAGCTGCATGTGCTGGAAGTTCACGTGTGTGAGCGTTGTATATATGAATGCTTAAATATGGTGGAACATAATGAGAAATATAAGCAACATAGACGAATTAAGAAATAAATTATCATATGATGATGTTTTAGGTGTACTTAGATGGAAAGTGTCTCCTTCTAATAATGTTAAGGTTGGCAGTGTTGCTGGTTACATTAGGAGTGATGGTTATAGGATGTTAACTATCGATGGTGTAATTACTTATGCTCACCACGTTATATGGATGATAAATAATGGTGAGATTCCATTAGGGTATAAAATTGATCATATAAATGGAGTAAGGTCAGATAATAGGCTATCTAATCTTCGATTGGTTACACACCAACAGAATGCACAGAACCAAAAGAGAAAAATAACCAATTCGTCAGGAGTGACTGGAGTATATTTCAATAAAGAGAGATGTAAGTGGATTGCGAATATATGCGTAGATGGGCGCACCAAATATCTTGGAATATTTGCTAGCATCATTGACGCTATTGCAGAAAGGAAGAGGGCAGAAAAAGAACTGGGTTTTCATGAAAACCATGGCAGACCATAACTGCGCAGAACTGATGAGCGATCCGAATAGCTCAATGTACGAGGAAGAAGACGATGAGTGATTACCTGAAATGGTATCTCTGCCACCGCTGGTTAATTAAGTTTGCTGTAAAAGACTGGATGACAGCGGATGCCAACAAGCTTAAGCAAAGAAAAGACTATTACTACGCCAGAATGAAGGAAAACTACTGCTCAATTCGCACTCGCATATTTATTAAAAAAGACCTTCAGTCAATTCTTCAATTGCGAGGGAAGGTAAATGGCTAACCTACGCAAAGAAGCGCGCGGCAGAGAATGCCAGGTACGTATTTACGGCGTATGCAATGGCAATCCTGAAACTACAGTTCTGGCACATTACCGGATGGCTGGAATTTGCGGAACGGGAATGAAGCCTGACGACCTGATCGGCGCATGGGCTTGTAGCGCGTGTCGCGATGAAATCGACCGACGCACCCATAATCTCGACAACAAAGACGCCAGACTTTACCACCTCGAAGGCGTGATCAGGACGCAGGCGATACTGCTGAAGGAGGGGAAGATTAAGTCATGAACGGTAAAAGATATCCAACACAAAAAGAAATCAATGAATTGTATGAATATAATAGCGAAACAGGTTTGTTTATATACAAGAGAAGAGAAAGTGCAAGAGAGTGCTGGAATTCAACATATGCCGGTAAGATTGCTGGTTCTATAGATGAAAAAGGATACGTTCGTATATCTGTAAATAAAAAAGTTTGTCGAGCTCATAGAATCGCATGGATATCCTTTTATGGAAGTGAACCTGATGGGGAAATTGACCACATAAATGGAGTTAAAAGCGATAACAGAATATGCAATTTGCGCGTTGTAGATGATAAACAGAACTCAAGGAACAGAAAAAAGCCTATTAATAATCGCTCTGGAGTAATGGGGGTTGCCTACTATAAGAAGAATAAAAAGTGGGGCGCATATATAAACAGTGATAATAAAAAGATATTTCTTGGATTATACGATGACATATCTCTAGCCGTTAATGCCAGAAAATTGGCGGAATCACGATTGGGGTATCACCATAATCATGGGAGAGGATAAATGGCAGAATACAGATTCACACTTCCGTACCCACCGTCGCTGAATACCTACTGGCGAAGACGGGAAAGCCAATATTACATAAGCGACAAAGGCCAGAAATACCGAAAAGACGTTCAGCAAATCATCCGCCAACTCAAGTTAGACATTTTCACCAAATCACGACTCCGTATCAAAGTCATCGCAGACGTTCCGGACTCCCGCCGTCGCGACCTCGACAACATCCTGAAAGGTTTACTCGACTCCCTTATCCACGCCGGATTTGCGGAAGACGACGAGCAATTCGATGACATTCGCGTAATTCGTGGCGTGAAAGTACCAGGCGGAAGGCTTGGAATAAAAATCACCGAACTGGAGAACGCATGAACGCCACAATTCAAACGATACCAGAGCTTCTTATCCAGACACGAGGCAATCAGACCGAAGTGGCAAGGATGCTTTCCTGCGCAAGAGGAACAGTGCTCAAGTACAACCGAGACAGCAAAGGCGAGCGTCACGTAATAGTTAACGGCGTCCTGATGGTCAAACAGGGCAAGAGGGGAAGGCGATGAGCATAAGAGAACTAAACCTCACCAAAGAACAGCACGAGTGGCTGAATGGCTGGCTTGAACTGTGGGGCGCATGGGTTTATTCAGGTCGTCTGGAAAAGCGCATGAGCAGCGTAATAGCTAAGTTCATGGAGAGCGTAGAGCCGGGAAGAGTTATGATAAGGCCAATGTGTAATGATGATGATGGAATGTTGATTTCTCAGGTCGTCGATTCCGTCATGTACATTGACAAGAAAGCCTTTGGCATCCTCCTCAGCTACTACGCCCACGGCTCTTCCAAGCACGCCATTGCATCTTACTATCATCGCGTCGCAAGACCTCGCAAGATGTTATGCCGGGGCGGCGGGCGCATTCAAAAACCATCGCTCGCAACCTGTCGACGGGAAGTTGACGAAATCCTCAATGCCTCGTTGTTTATGATTTACCCGGTTCTGGATAGTGCGTTTAAAAACCGGAAACGTGTAGAGAAAATTAAACATGTAGCATAGAACGTGTTGACATCATTGAGCAAATGAGCAACACTATTCGCATAAGCTGCCGTTAGTGACTCTTAAGTTGCAACGGTGGCTTTTTTTGTTTGCACAACAGGTAAGAGCATTGAACCCGCAGACCTCGCGGAATTGGTGAAAGGTGCCGCGCAGTGCTCTTATCGTTGTGGTGAAGCTCAATGGCGAGCTAGCAGATAGGCGACAGTGAAAATACTAGTCATGTAGCTGACCGCCGCGCGTACTGCAATCGGCAGCGCACCGATGGAAGCCGGTTCGATTCCGGCCGCCACAACCCAAACTGAGCCGTAGCCACTGGCTATCCTGAATTCATCAGTGATAGTTACGCTGCGGCATTCTACGCATGACCTTCGTGAAAGCGGGTGGCAAGAGGCTGCGCTAACAACCTCCTGCCGTTTTGCCCGTGCATATCGGTCACGAACAAATCTGATTACTAAACACAGTAGCCTGGATTTGTTCTATCAGTAATCGACCTTATTCCTAATTAAATAGAGCAAATCCCCTTATTGGGGGTAAGACATGAAGATGCCAGAAAAACATGACCTGTTAGCTGCCATTCTCGCGGCAAAGGAACAAGGCATCGGGGCAATCCTTGCGTTTGCAATGGCGTACCTTCGCGGCAGATATAATGGCGGTGCGTTTACAAAAACAGTAATCGACGCAACGATGTGCGCCATTATCGCCTGGTTCATTCGTGACCTTCTCGACTTCGCCGGACTAAGTAGCAATCTCGCTTATATAACGAGCGTGTTCATCGGCTACATCGGTACTGACTCGATTGGTTCGCTTATCAAACGCTTCGCTGCTAAAAAAGCCGGAGTAGAAGATGGTGGAAATCAATAATCAACGTAAGGCGTTCCTCGATATGCTGGCGTGGTCAGAGGGAACTGATAACGGACGTCAGAAAACCAGAAATCATGGTTATGACGTCATTGTTGGCGGAGAGCTATTCACTGATTACTCCGATCACCCTCGCAAACTTGTCACGCTAAACCCCAAACTCAAATCAACAGCAGCCGGACGTTACCAGCTTCTTTCCCGTTGGTGGGATGCCTATCGTAAGCAGCTTGGCCTGAAAGACTTCTCTCCGAAAAGCCAGGACGCTGTGGCATTGCAGCAGATTAAAGAGCGTGGCGCTTTACCGATGATTGACCGCGGTGATATTCGTCAGGCAATCGACCGTTGCAGCAATATCTGGGCTTCACTGCCGGGCGCTGGTTATGGTCAGTTCGAGCATAAGGCTGACAACCTGATTGCAAAATTCAAAGAGGCTGGCGGAACGGTCAGAGAGATTGAGGTATGAGCAGAGTCACCGCGATTATCTCCGCTCTGGTTATCTGCATCATCGTCTGCCTGTCATGGGCTGTTAATCATTACCGTGATAACGCCATCGCCTATAAAGAACAGCGTGATAAAAAAGTCAGTGAGCTGAAGCAGGCGACCGCCACTATTACTGACATGCAGCAACGCCAGCGTGCTGCTGATGTACTCGATGCTAAATACACGAAGGAGTTAGCTGATGCGAAAGCTGAAAATGATGCTCTTCGTCGCAAGCTTGATAATGGTGGCAGGGTGCTCGTCAAAGGAAAATGCCCTGTGCCATCCTCAGCCGAAACCTCCGTCGCCTCCGGCATGGGCAATGATGCCACCGTCGAACTCTCTCCAGTTGCTGGACGAAACGTTCTCGGTGTCCGGGACGGAATTATCCGCGACCAAACAGCACTGAGAACTCTTCAGGAATACATCAGGACGCAATGCCTTCGATGATAGCGATAATTCTACTCATCATCCTTCACATCTGGCTCTGTAGACAGGGTGGTGATCACTTCTGGAGTAAATCCAGATTAAACATCTCATTGCTGATGCTTGATATTGAGCATCTGGCGCGCGGTAAGGGGCTGCGTTGAGATAAGAGCCAGTCATCACAAACACCAGGATTTAGCCTCGCATTCGCGGGGCTTTTTTATATCTGCAACAAACGCGCTTCACACGCGCGACTTTTGAACACAGAACCTTTCAGGATGACCCTTGAGGATGCCGGTTTGGTTATCGGTGCCTTTCTGTGGGCCGGAATCCTGTGTGACAAGGTTCATCACTAAAAGGTAATCACTGATGAAGTACCCAACAGTTATTGTCAATGGTGTGTCCGTTCGTGTTGATGAGGATGGACGCTACAACTTAAACGATCTCCATGCAGCAGCAGTTGCAAATGGAGAGGCTACAGAGCAACAGCGCCCAAGCCAGTTTTTGCGTAGCGCGCAGATAAAACGCTTCATAAAAGCACTGGAGGCCAAAGTGCAAAAAAGCACTTTGGAACAAATTCAACCACTTAAAATAATCAAAGGTGGTGCAGAACCAGGTGTGTGGGGTGTTGAACTTCTGGCAATCAGATATGCAGCATGGATTAAGCCGGAATTTGAAATCGAAGTTTATGAAGTTTTCAAAACGGTCGTCCGTCTCGGCGTTGGCGCAATGTCCCGTCTGAATAGAATCGATCACATCATCAATACTGAAACCAAAGCGATAAGCCAGTGCGCAAGCCAAATGGCTAAGTGGGGCGTTGGTGGGCGAAAAAGATTGCTTCATGTTGCACGTGAGAGAGCGGCAAATGAAGTGCAAATGTATTTGCCCGGAATGGTGTGATTTCGCAGGTTAATCCAGTTTTTGCATTACGGCAGTACCACGAAGCAACCCAAGCCAGTAAGTGGGGAAATAACACTAGCAGCCACTGAAAGATGAACCTCCTGCCTTATGGCAAAAAAGATTCTTTGTGGTGGCGGACTGATGGAAAGACATCCTAATCAAGCAACCACTCCACAGGGTCATAATTATGAACGACCAGCAAATCGAAAAAGAAATCGTTGAGAAAGGAAAAACCGCTCCGCGAGTTACGCCTCAATATATCGAAAGCATCATTCTTGAAGAGCATTTCTTTACTGCTTATGACGGCATTCGTGCTGCCAATATGGGCGTTGGCGATTCATGGACAGCGCATAAATCTACAGACCTCCTGACTTTCTGCGTACTGGTGCTGAAGAATGGCTTCACCGTCACCGGAGAGAGTGCCTGTGCAAGCCCGGAAAACTTTGATGCAGAAATTGGTCGGAAGATTGCCCGGCAGAATGCTGTAAACAAAATCTGGATGCTCGAAGGTTACTTGCTGAAGCAGAAGCTAAGCGAACAGTAGTTATTACAAAAGCCATTCCCTACAGAATGGCTTTGATAATGGCTTATACCCTACACGGGATAACTTAACTGATATCCCTTTTAACGGATAAACGGAGCCAACAATGGCAGAGATTATTCCCATGACTGAAGAACAGAAATTCCAGCTAGAGATTTACAAACTGGTCATGAACCAGAACGCAGCCGCAGAGGAAGCATTTCAGTTCATTGGCACTGACGAACTGAAGCTTGAGCTATTCAAAATTCACTTCCAGTCAGGCGGCGCTAATTCGGATATCACGATCCGCACATTCGAAGCAGTGCGTAAATCGAAGGAAGCGTTAGACCTGTTCACTACCGGAGCATAAACATGGCGCGCCCAACAAAGTATCAAGAGGCGTACGCCGAACAGGCACGCAAACTGTGCTTGCTGGGCTACACCGATGCAGAGCTTGCTGATTTCTTCGAAGTCAGTGAGTCAACTATTAACAAGTGGAAGCTTGATTATCCTGAGTTTTCGGAGTCCATAAAAAAGGGTAAGGCCGTCGCTGATGCAGAAGTTAGTGATCGTCTTTATCAACGCGCTATGGGCTTCGTGGCTCCAGACATCGATATTCGTGTTATTGAAAACAGAATTGTCGAAACTCCGCTTGAGAAGTATTACCCGCCTGATACAACGGCCGCCATCTTCTGGCTTAAGAACCGACAGAAGGATAAATGGCGCGACAAGGTTGATCACGAACTAACAGGCAAAGACGGCGGCGCAATCCAGATTGAAACATCACCGATGAGCACTCTATTCGGAAAATGACCTCGATTAATCCTATCTTTGAACCGTTCATTGAGGCGCATCGCTACAAAGTCGCCAAAGGCGGTCGAGGTAGCGGTAAATCATGGGCAATTGCGAGGCTGCTTGTTGAGGCGGCACGTCGGCAGCCTGTGCGTATTCTCTGCGCTCGTGAACTGCAAAACAGTATCAGCGATTCGGTAATCCGGTTGCTTGAAGATACCATCGAGCGTGAAGGGTATTCGGCTGAGTTTGAAATTCAGCGTTCCATGATTCGTCATCTCGGAACGAATGCTGAGTTCATGTTCTACGGCATCAAAAACAACCCGACGAAGATTAAATCGTTAGAAGGTATTGATATCTGCTGGGTGGAGGAAGCGGAAGCGGTAACGAAGGAATCATGGGATATCCTGATACCAACCATCCGCAAGCCGTTTTCCGAAATATGGGTGAGCTTTAACCCTAAGAACATCCTCGACGATACCTATCAGCGATTCGTCGTAAATCCTCCCGATGATATTTGCCTGCTGACGGTGAACTACACCGACAACCCGCATTTTCCTGAAGTTCTCCGTCTGGAGATGGAAGAGTGTAAACGCAGAAACCCGACACTGTATCGTCACATCTGGCTTGGTGAGCCAGTAAGCGCAAGTGATATGGCAATCATCAAACGTGAATGGCTTGAAGCCGCAACCGATGCGCACAAGAAACTCGGATGGAAAGCGAAAGGCGCTGTTGTCTCTGCGCATGACCCATCAGATACAGGGCCAGATGCTAAAGGTTATGCATCGCGTCACGGTTCGGTTGTTAAGCGCATTGCCGAAGGTCTGCTGATGGACATCAACGATGGCGCTGACTGGGCTACTTCGCTGGCGATTGAAGACGGCGCTGACCATTACCTGTGGGATGGTGATGGCGTCGGTGCGGGGCTACGCAGACAGACAACGGAAGCGTTCTCCGGTAAGAAAATCACCGCCACGATGTTCAAGGGCAGTGAATCGCCATTCGATGAAGATGCACCATATCAGGCCGGAGCATGGGCTGATGAAGTCGTACAGGGCGACAACGTTCGCACTATTGGCGATGTGTTCCGCAATAAGCGAGCGCAATTCTATTACGCGCTGGCTGACAGGCTGTATCTGACATATCGGGCGGTTGTCCACGGTGAGTATGCAGACCCCGACGACATGCTGAGTTTCGACAAAGAAGCGATAGGCGAGAAGATGCTGGAGAAGCTGTTTGCAGAACTGACGCAGATTCAGCGCAAATTCAATAATAACGGGAAGCTGGAGCTTATGACTAAGGTCGAAATGAAGCAGAAGCTCGGTATTCCATCTCCTAACCTGGCTGATGCGCTGATGATGTGTATGCATTGCCCGGAGTCGGCTGCGCAACCCGACTATTCCAGTTACTCAATTCCTTGTGGTGTAGGTTGATATGGCAGAAAAAAAGATGACTGACTGGCATCGCAAGGTGCTGTGCAACTTTGATAATGCCTGGTCAGCAACGCAGGATATGCGTGAGCAGATTATTGAGGCTCAACGTTTCGTCCGGGTATCCGGCGCACAGTGGGAAGGCAGCACAAACGCTGGTTACTCATTTGATGAAGGCAGGTTTGAGCATTACCCGCGCTTTGAACTGAATAAGATTGCCCGTGAATGTGATCGCATCATTGGCGAGTATCGACAGAATCGCATCAGCGTTAAATTCAGGCCGAAGGATGACAAGGCATCGGAAGCGTTAGCCGAAAAGATGAACGGCAAATTCCGCGCTGACTATCAGGAAACATCCGGTGGCGAAGCGTGTGATAACGCATTTGATGATGCCGTAACGGGCGGATTCGGTTGTTTCCGCATGTGTGCCGATTACGAAGATGAAATGGATCCGAGTAACGAGCAGCGCCGCATCAGCCTTCTCCCGGTTTACGACCCAGCGACATGCGTCTTCTTCGATCAGGACAGCAAGCAATATGACCGCTCTGATGCTATGTGGGCTATGGAGATGTTCTCCATGACGCCTAAAGCGTTCGAGGCTGAATACCCTGATTCCATCGCGGCAAGCCTTTCTCGTGATGACACTGGCACTCAATATGACTGGTCAACGCCCGATGCCATCTATGTTGGACGCTACTACGAAGTTCGCATAGAGAAGGTGAAGCTCACGGCGTGGCGCAACCCTGTTAGCGGAGAAACGGCAATCTATGATGAAGAGCAAATCAAAGATATTGTCGACGAGCTGACCGATGGTGCATTCGAACTGATTGGCGAGCGAACGGTGAAGAAGCGCCGCGTTTATTGCGGTCTTCTGTCTGGCGCTGAATGGCTGGAAGAACCGAAGCGTATTCCGGGTGAACATATTCCTCTCATCCCGGTATATGGGCGTCGCTCATTTGTTGATAATCAGGAGCGAATCGAAGGCCACGCAGCAAAAGCGATGGATGCACAGCGTCTTGAGAACCTGATGGTTTCCATGATTGCAGATAACGCTACTCAGGCTGGCGGTGATGGAATTCCTGTAGTTGATGTTGACATGATTCCTGGTCCTCTCGCCACTCATTGGGCGGAGCGCAACAAAAAGCGCCCGGCGTTCCTGCCGATGGTAAGTCTGAAAAACAAAAACGGAGATATTACTGCGCAGGCTCAGGTCAGCAGTTATACACCTCAGACACAAATGCCTCCTGCTCTTGCCGGGCTATTGCAGTACACCGGAACGGCTATTCAGCAAATTACAGGCGCGTCGCAGCTTGAGAACATGCCGAGCAACGTTGCTACCGATACCGTTGATAGCATCTTTAACAGGATGGATACGCAGTCCTATATCTACATGGACAACATGGCTAAATCCATGCGTCGCGCTGGCGTTGTGTGGCTTTCTATGGCTCGTGAAGTCTATGGCAGCGATACGCCGATGCGTATCGTTAATGAGGACGGAAGCGATGACGTGGCGCTGATGACTGGTGAAGTGGTTGACCGTCAGACAGGCCAGGTTATCGCGCTTAACGACCTTTCGCAGGGTAACTATGAAGTGACTGTCGATGTCGGTCAGTCGTTCGCTACTCGCCGTGATGCAACGGTTAAGTCGTTACTTTCCATGCTGGCACTTATCCCACCAGGAACGCCGAAGCACGACCTTGTATCGTCGATGATTCTCGACAATATGGACGGCGAAGGGATGGATGACCTTAAAGAATACAACCGCAATCAGTTGCTTCTGTCTGGAGTTATCAAGCCGAGAACGCCAGAAGAGCAGCAGATGGTTGAGCAGGCGAAACAACAACAGGCCAGTCAGCCAGATCCGGCTATGGTTGCAGCGCAAGGTCAGCTTCTTGCTGGTCAGGCTGAATTGCAGAAAGCGCAGAACGAACAGGCAGCCATTCAGGTTAAAGCATTCCAGGCACAGACTGATGCTCAGGTTGCAGCGGCAAATGTTGTGAAAATCCTCGCATCTGCCGATAGCCAGCAGAAATCTGATATCCGCGAGGCTCTGAAACTGCTCGGACAGTTCCAGCAACAGCAAGGAGACAATGCCCGTGCTGATGCAGAGCTTGTCCTGAAAAGTCAGGCACAGGGTCATGCGCAGCGCATGGACATCAGCAGCATCCTACAAAAATCAACTCAGCAACAACCACAGCAGTAATTAACCCATAACGTGCAATGGCTGTCTTTATGAGGCCTGGCACCCTATTGCCTTCCGATGGGCTGAACATCGAGTAAACAGGGGTAACAAATGGACCAGATGGCAGAAAACACACCAGAAGTTGAAATCGAAACCGACGCGTCAGAGCAGATTCCTGATGATGTCGAACTGGCTGAAGAAGTCGAAACAGCAGATGGCAGTGAGTCCTCCGGCAATGATGCAGAGGAAGCTACTGAAACTGATGACGACGAATCAGAACAGGAATTCTACTTTGGTGACGAAAAGCTGGATTCGCCAACCAGCGAAGATGGAGCTGAGCATGGACTGGTAAAACACTTGCGCAAGACGATTAAAGAGAAAGACCGCGAGCTGAAAGAGCTGATGCGTCAGTCTCAGAAACCCGTCGAGCAGCAGCCGGTAATCACTCAACCACCGCGAATGCCAAAACTGGACGATGAGGACATCGGTTTCGATGAAGAAATCTACCAGCAACGCATGGCTAAGTGGGCAGAGGATAACGGCAAATACCAGGAGCAAGTACGAGAGCGGAAACGAGAGGAAGAGGCGCGTACCGCAACGCTTCAGCAGAAAGCAGCCAATTACATGCAGAGAGTAAAAGCACTGAAAGTTGCTGGCTACCAGGATGCAGAACAGGCTGTACGCGAAGATGTTCCTGTTCATATTCAGGACATGATCCTTCTTGAGTCAGAGAAGCCGGAAATCGTTGTTCTGGCGCTTGGTCGCAACGCTGAACTGCGCAAGCAACTGGCAGAAGCTACCAACCCCGTAGCAATTGGTCGTCTGCTGGAACGTATCGAATCGAAGGCCAGAATCATGCCAAAAGCAAAAACCACGGCAGCCACAACCCCGACAGTTAAGGGGAGCAACGGCGCAGTAATCAATAACCTCGACAAACTGAAAGCCAAGGCGCTGGAAACTGGTGACTGGACGCCGTATTTCGCCGCTAAAAAGGCAAAAAAATAACCTATCGGAGCATTAAGCATGGCTAACCAATTAGCAAAAGACCTTGAAATCATGTTCGAAAACTACGTTGAAGGCTTTGAGGCCGCCTGCGTAGTTTCCCGTAACGCTAAAAAATTCCGTCCCGGTGATACAGCAATGCAGCGAGCAGGTGATGTTCTGTATCGTCCGCAGCATTACCACATGAACATTGAGGAAGGCCTCGATCTCAGCAGCAAAACGCCAACAGCACTGGTTCAGCGCCTTGTTCCTTCAGTGTTCAAGGAGCCGAAAAACATTCTGTACTCTCTGGATGCGCGTGAAATGCGTGACCCGGAACATAAAACTGAAGCTGGTCGCGCCGCAGGTATGCGCCTTGCTGCACAGATTGACTCTGATCTGATTTCCATGGTCACGCAGCGTGCTACTAACGTGATCACAATGGCTGACTCAATCACTGGTTCACAGGGCCGTGATTTGTGGAACTGTGCGGCAGGTATTGATGCCACCATGACGGCGATTGGTGTACCACAGGGTATCAACCGCCGCTCTTTCTGGAACCCCTTCAACTACAAAGATCTTGCTGGCGAGCTTGGTCACCGTGCCTATGCTCAGGGCGCAACCCTGACAGCATACGAAAAAGCGCAGATCCCTCCGGTTGCTTCCTTTGATAGCTACAAGACCGATATTTCTGGTCGATTACCGAAAGGAAGCGCTGAACCCTTGCAGGTATCAGGCCAACCTGAACACAAGGTTGAAGCGAAAGATTCAAATGGTATGCCAGTTGATAACCGACAGGGGACTATTACGGTATCTGCACCTGGCTTGCAGGTTGGTGATGCGTTCACCATTGCCGGTGTGAATTCCGTACACCAGATCACAAAAGATACCACCGGGCAACCGCAGGTATTCCGTGTTCTGGCTGTTATCGGAACTACCGTAACAATCTCTCCAAAGATTCTCCCTGTTGAAAATGCCGATGTTGCGAGTCGTCCATATGCAAACGTCGATGCCAAGCCGGCAGCATCAGCAGCAATCACCATTCTCAACAAGAACGCAGCACCTGCTAACCTGTTCTGGGCTGATGGTTCTGTTGAGCTGATGTACGGCAAACTGGCGTTCCCGACTGGTCAGGGTCCACAGGTAATGACAGCAACCACCGAGCAGGGCGCTACGCTGATCATGTCTTACGCCTTCGACCACCTCAAAGGTGTAACCACTGCGCGTTTCACCACTCTGTACGGTTGCTCTGTACTGGTTCCTGAATATACGGGCATCGTTATTGCCGGGCAGTAATTTTGGTGGGGCTTCGGCCCCATTTTTATTGGGAGAAGACAATGGCACGAACAATGCTCTATAAGCCTGGCAACATGATCACCTGTGGTCAGTTTGCTGTCGATTACATCATTGTTGATGACGAAGAAGTTAAATCTCACCTGAAAAAAGGTTGGGTAAAAACTCCTGAAGAAACCGCAACGAAGCAAAAAGTGGCTAAGGCGGAAGAAGATGGCGAAAACGAAGGGTGATCTCGTTCTAAAGGCTTTACGAAAAGCCGGGCTGTATTCCAATGCCACGTTGACAGATGCTGACCCTCAGGCAATTGAAGATGCCATTAATGACCTCGAAGACATGATGGCAGCATGGCAGGCGAAAGGTATCGAGCTTGGGTATCAGTTTGCTGATACAGAAAACGGCATCATGCCGTTACCTGACGATGATTCAGGTATCCCTGCATGGGCAAATGATGGCGTCGCTTTGAAACTCGCTGTGCAAGTGTGCATGGATAACGTCATTCAGCCGTCAGACGCTCTCCTTACTGCTGCTGACTGTGCATATCAGACAATCTGTATCGCTTTAACCAAAATACCACCACTTGAGCGGCGAAATGACATGCCTCGCGGTAGTGGTAACAAAAGCGCGTTTACGTGGAATCGGTTTTACATCGAGAAAGATGATCCGAGTACGTGAGGTGAATAAATGCCGATTCAGCAACTTCCGCTTATGAAAGGTGTCGGCAAAGACTTTCGAAACGCCGACTATATCGACTATCTGCCAGTGAATATGTTGGCTACACCCAAAGAAATCCTCAACAGCAGCGGATATCTTCGCTCATTCCCGGGCATTGCCAAACGTTCTGATGTGAACGGTATATCGCGCGGCGTCGAGTACAACATGGCGCAGAGTGCTGTTTATCGAGTGTGTGGTAGCAAGTTGTATAAGGGCGAAAGTGAGGTCGGTGATGTTGCCGGAAGTGGTCGCGTATCAATGGCGCATGGTCGGACATCTCAGGCTGTAGGCGTTAATGGTCAACTGGTCGAGTATCGCTATGATGGCACGGTTAAAACCGTATCAAACTGGCCTACGGACAGCGGATTCACTCAGTATGAGTTAGGCTCGGTCCGCGACATTACGCGCTTACGTGGGCGTTATGCGTGGTCAAAAGACGGAACTGATTCATGGTTTATCACTGACCTTGAAGACGAATCGCACCCTGACCGATACAGTGCACAATATCGCGCAGAATCGCAGCCGGACGGCATCATCGGTATCGGGACATGGCGAGACTTCATCGTCTGCTTTGGTTCATCGACGATTGAGTATTTCTCCCTGACTGGTGCAACCACAGTTGGTGCTGCTTTGTATGTCGCCCAGCCATCGCTGATGGTGCAGAAAGGCATTGCCGGGACTTACTGCAAAACGCCATTCTCTGATTCATATGCGTTCATCAGCAATCCGGCAACAGGTGCGCCGTCTGTGTACATCATCGGCTCCGGTCAGGTATCACCAATCGCCAGCGCGAGTATTGAGAAAATACTACGCTCCTACACTGCTGATGAACTGGCTGATGGCGTGATGGAGTCTCTGAGATTTGATGCTCATGAGTTGCTGATTATCCACCTTCCACGCCATGTTCTCGTGTACGACGCATCTTCAAGCGCCAATGGTCCGCAATGGTGTGTGTTGAAAACTGGCTTGTATGACGATGTGTACCGCGCTATCGACTTCATTTACGAAGGCAATCAGATAACGTGCGGCGATAAGCTGGAATCGGTGACCGGGAAATTGCAATTCGATATCAGCAGCCAGTACGACAAGCAACAGGAACATCTGCTGTTTACTCCACTGTTCAAAGCGGATAACGCCAGAGTGTTCGACCTTGAGGTTGAATCGTCAACTGGTGTTGCGCAGTTCGCTGACCGCCTGTTCCTCTCTGCAACCACTGACGGCATCAATTACGGTCGTGAGCAGATGATTGAGCAGAATGAACCGTTCGTTTACGACAAACGCGTTTTGTGGAAGCGAGTCGGGCGCATCAGGAAAAATGTTGGCTTCAAATTGCGCGTTATCACGAAGTCACCTGTCACTCTGTCTGGCTGCCAGATAAGGATTGAGTAATGGCTGATTCGAATCTCAATGAGCCAGTAATCATCCAGGCTACGCGGCTCGATACATCAGTTCTTCCACGCAATATCTTCTCGCAGTCGTATCTGCTTTACGTTATCGCACAGGGCACTGATGTTGGTAACGTGGCTAACAAGGCCAACGAAGCAGGGAAGGGGGCTTATGATGCACAGGTGAAGAATGATGAGCAGGATGTCACCCTTGCAGACCATGAATCCAGAATTGAAGCTGCTGAAGCAACTCTCATCAATCATGAACATAGAATTGCAGCAGCGGAAAGCACTCTTGCAGATCATGAAACAAGGATTACGGCTGCCGAAACAGAGCTGGCTGATCACGAGACGCGAATTGCTGCCAATGAATCTGAGTTAGCAAACCATGATGCGCGAATAACTCAGAATACAACCGATATCGACGCACTTGATACCAGGCTCACAGCGGCAGAGGGAAGTATTCCGACACTACAAAACACAGTTGGTGATCACTCAACAAGAATATCTGCGCTTGAGTATGCCACCACGCGCAAGAAATCAGAGGTTGTTTACTCAGGAGTATCGGTAACCATCCCGACAGCGCCGACCAACCTTGTTAGCCTGCTGAAAACGCTCACGCCGTCATCCGGCACGTTGGCACCATTCTTCGACACCGTTAACAACAAGATGGTTGTGTTCAACGAGAACAAAACCTTGTTCTTCAAGCTGTCGATCGTCGGGACGTGGCCCAGCGGAACCGCAAACAGGTCAATGCAGCTAACCTTTTCCAGCTCTGTTCCTGACACACTGGTAAGCAGTCGCAACTCGGCGACAACAACCGATAACATCCTGTTAGCTACGTTCTTCAGCGTGGATAAAGACGGCTTTCTTGCCACAAATGGCAGTGCGTTAACCATCCAGTCAAATGGGGCGGCGTTTACTGCCACAACCATCAAGATAATCGCGGAGCAGTGATGATTCAGTTCAAACCAACGCGAAACATCGACCTGATCGAAGCAGTCGGAAATCACCCTGACATTATTGCCGGGAGCAACAACGGTGATGGATACGACTACAAGCCTGAATGCCGTTACTTTGAGGTTAACGTGCACGGTCAGTTTGGCGGCATTGTTTACTATCAGGAGATTCAGCCGCTGACATTCGATTGCCACGCCATGTACCTGCCAGAGGTTCGTGGCTTCAGCAAGGAAATCGGGCTGGCGTTCTGGCGATACATTCTGACTAACACCACTGTTCAGTGCGTCACATCGTTCGCTGCACGCAAATTCCGCCACGGTCAGATGTACTGCGCAATGATTGGCCTTAAGCGTGTAGGAACCATCAAGAAATACTTCAAAGGCGTGGATGACGTGACGTTTTACAGCGCCACACGCGAAGAACTAATCGACTTCCTGAATCACGGGAGATAGCCATGTTATATGCATTTAAGCTGGGCAGAAAACTGCGCGGCGAGGAACCTTATTGCCCTGAAAAAGGCGGGAAAGGTGGCAGCTCTGATAAAAGCGCAAAGTATGCCGCAGAAGCTCAGAAGTATGCCGCAGACCTGCAAAATCAGCAGTTCAACACCATCATGAACAACCTGAAGCCGTTTACTCCTCTGGCTGAGAAGTATGTCGGCAGCCTCGAGAACTTATCGTCTCTGGAGGGGCAAGGTCAGGCGCTTAACCAGTATTACAACTCTCAGCAGTATAAAGGCCTTGCAGGTCAGGCTCGCTATCAGAGTCTGGCGGCAGCGGAAGCAACAGGTGGATTGGGTTCCACCGCAACCAGTAATCAGTTAGCAACAATCGCACCAACGCTTGGTCAGCAATGGCTATCTGGACAAATGAACAATTACAACAACCTGGCAAATATCGGTCTTGGCGCTCTTCAGGGGCAGGCAAACGCCGGGCAAACATATGCCAACAACATGAGTCAGATTTCACAGCAAAGCGCGGCGCTGGCTGCGGCAAACGCCAACCGACCGTCAGCATTGCAGCAGGGGGTTAGTGGTGCTGCATCCGGTGCGCTTTTGGGTGGTGGCATAGCCAGTGCTCTCGAGCTATCAACTCCGTGGGGTGCTGGTATCGGTGCTGGTCTTGGTCTGCTTGGCTCGTTGTTTTAAGGGGTAATCATGGCTACGTGGCAACAGGGTATTAATTCTGGTGGTTTTCTGGCTGGCATCGGTACGCAAAATGAGAATGCGCCAAAGGCAAGCGACATTAACGCAACGCTTGGTCTGATCCGCGAAAACAATGAACTGGCTCGCTCAGGTGCAAATAACGTTGGCCTGACCGCGTTACATGGTCTGGCTGGAGTTGCTGATATTTACAATCAGGAACAGCAACAGAAAGCTATTAGTGCGTTCAATAAGGTTCACGCTGATGCATGGGCTTCTGGTGATCCATCGGGACTATTTAAGTTTGCCAAGGAAAATCCAGCGTTTGTTGCACAGGCACAACAGGCGTTTTCCGGTCTTAATGAGCAGCAACGCAACGATATGGGCGATTTAGCCATGAGGGCTAACGTCGCTCTTTCTCAGGGACCGGAAGCCTACAGTAAATTCATTACTGACAACAAGGATAGGTTAAATCGCGTTGGTGCTAATGCTGACTGGATGATTCAGACAGGTATTCAGAATCCAGAGCAGCTATCACACATGCTGACTACTATGTCTCTCGGTGCACTTGGGCCAGAAAAGGCGTTTGCTGTTCAGGACAAGATGGCTGGTCGTGAAATTGACCGAGGCAAACTGGCAGAGACAATCCGCAGCAATCAGGCTGGAGAAGCACTTCAGGCGAGAGGGCAAAACCTTTCCTATCAGTCAGCAATGACTGGACACAATATCGCAGCACAACGCTTGGCTCTGGATCAGCAAGAGTTCGGGTTTAAGATGCAGCAAGCACAGGAAAAGGCTCAGCAGTTGATTAGCGAAGCACCTAAGCTGTCAGTAAACATGGAAAAAGGCATCGAGACGGCTGTAAACAATGCTACAGCATCATCAAACTCAGCCAATTCTATGAGTGCGCTTGCTCAACAGTTCAGAGCAGAAAAACCAACGACAGGTTTGTTCGGTAACGCACAGAACATGTTCGCAAAACTTACCGGAAGCGATACAACATTGCGTGATTTGCGCATCCGCCAAAATGCCCTTGTTAACAGTCAGGTTCTTAAATTCCTACCTCCCGGCCCCGCAACGGATAAAGACGTTGAGATCGTTCGGCAGGGTGCACCAACTGACATGGATAACCCTGAGACGGTCGCAAGATGGCTTGATGCGATGGCAAACCTTGAGCGACGAAACGCGCAGTTTAATGAGTTTAAAGCCGAGTGGATGAGCGCGAATGGCAATCCAGGACAATCGCGTAATGGCGGTCAGATATTGGGGTTGGATGTTAAAAAAGGTGAATCATTGGGGAGTGCCGTTAAGCGGTATATGTCAATGAATACTGACGCAGCGCCAGCACAAGATTCGACACCTTCAGGAGAACCACGGAATCAGGTTGGATCATATACCTCAAAATCAGGCATTCAATTTACGGTGGAATGATGAAAGTAACTGCAAACGGTAAGACATTTACCTTTCCTGATGGTACGAGCACCGAAGATATTGGCACCGCCATTGATGAGTATTTTGCTGGTCAGGCTGTTCAGCAACAAACAGTTAATCAGGCCAATAATGCACCAACACGGGAAGAACCATCATTGATGCAACAAGCTGGCGATTGGCTCACTGGTGGTCAAAGTGCAGGGCAAATTGCAGAACAGGCTGGTCGTGGTCTGGTAAACATACCATTTGACGTATTGCAGGGTGGCGCAAGTCTGATTAATGCAATCAGCCAGGGGCTTGGTGGCCCCAAGGTTTTGGATGATGTTTATCGCCCTGTCGATCGACCGACAGACCCCTACGCACAAGCCGGTGAAACAATTGGTGGGTATTTAGTTCCAGGAGTTGGAACGGCAGGAAGCATGGCTATTGGATCACTGGCAGAGGCCGCAAATCAGAAAGGCGATTTCGCACAAAATGCAGCTAAAAATGCCGGAGTTAACCTTGCCGCTCAGGGTGTTCTTTCCGCCGCAGCAAAGGGAATAGGGCGTGGAATAACGGCCATAAAAGGTGATATTGCGCCAGAAGTGGCGAAGAAAATTGCCACATCAGAATCGATGGGCGTGACACCAATGACATCTGATGTTATCCCGCCGAAAAATGCTTTCACTCGTGGCCTTACTCAGGATGCTGAGGGGGCTTTGCTAGGGACAGGTTCAAAGCGTGCGGAGCAATATGCAACGCGTAGTAAGCTGGTAAGCAATTATTTTGACCGTTTTGGTGATTACAACCCTGATGATGTGGTGAAATCTCTGACCACCACGTTAAGGGGGCGGAAGGATGCCGCTGGCGCTGTTATCAATGACGTCACCAATAAAATGGGTAATGCCGCAGTTGATACCACAAATACCATGAATGCTCTGAATACAGCGATCGCAAGACAGGAACGGCTTGGGACGTCTGCCAATCAAAGCCTGCTTACATCCTTGCGTAACCTACGTGAAGAATTAGCAAACCCTGCAACTGATTTGGATGTTACGTTTGATCTCTTGCGTCAGCACAGAACAGCATTTAGATCTAATGTTCAGGGAGATGCTATGGTCTTCCCCAACCAGGCAAAAGCAGCTACCAATATGGTAGAGAATGCAATGTCAAAAGACCTTCGTAACGCAGTTGCTAAAAACCTCGGTGCATCAGACGCAGCAAAATACCTTAAAGCAAATTCCGATTATGCAAACGTTTATAATAAGGTGCTTAATAAAAACATTGCTAACAAACTCAACAAGGCAAGCAGTGAAGCCAGTCCTGAACTTATAAATACCGTTGTATTAAGCAGAAAACCATCTGACGTGAAACGAATCTGGAGCGCACTGGATGATAAAGGGAAAGATGCTATGCGTGCAGCTTACGTCAGCAAAATAGCGGAAAAGGCCGGTGACTCTCCAGCCAAGTTCATCACTGAAGTTAATAAGCTGAAATCTCAGTCAGGCGGTGAAATTTACAACACTATTTTTTCTGGAAAGCACATGAAAGAACTTGATGCTCTTCATGAAGTTCTGCAGCAAACAGCAAGGTCAGACACCGCAAATGTAGTAACTCAGACGGGGCAATCGCAAGCCAACAGGATAAGGACGATTGGCGCAACTGCGACTCTTGGCGTATCAATGGGGCTTGAGGCTGGTTTCGGTGCAATGATGCGCTTGTATGAGTCCAAAGCAGCAAGGAATGCGCTCTTACGTCTGGCAAACACCAAAGCAGGAACACCAGCCTATGAAAGAGCGTTGAGTAACGCTGCAAATGCCATCAGGCCGCTGCTTGCTACTGAGGCAACACAGCAGTAACGTATGGGGAATTGGATTCAATCGTTAACATTTTCTTTTTACTTTTCCAACAAAAGCTTTGGTTGAATCCATATTCCCATAACCAGAAATGGTTTTTGACATTAAAACTGTTCCAGTAGGATGTATTACCCATGAGTCGATAACGCGTTGAGTTTCGCCATTCGCGCCGATTCCTATGATGGAGTTTTTAGACAATGCTTTGTAAGCCATGCCGCCCGCATCTGTCCCAGAATATGTGATGCTGGCATCTTCACCGTTTGTCTTAATGATGAATGTTCCACTAAAACCATCTTCTTCCGGATGGAAATTATTTCGTTCTGAATAGCTTATTCCGCGCATATCTCCAACGACCCAGCACTCTGCTGTAGCCCCAAAAGATATGAATAAGAACATAGCAGTAAGAAATTGCTTCACACCAACCTCCTTAGTTTTGAGCAGAACACCGGATGATAATGTTTTGTTATGTGTCTTTTGGGATTCTATCCAGTAACTCGTTGGAAATTTTATCAAGTAAAGATTTTATTTGTTTAAGATCTAATGATTTGTCTACTGATGAGACGTCAGATGATAACGCATCCTCAAGAATTTGAACTATCTCTGAGTTCATAGATCGACCGTTTCGTTTAGCCCTTTCCGCAATAGCACTACGCATGCCGTCAGGCATTCTAACCGTAAATCTTTCTATGAAATTTGATTCGTCTTTTTCTGACATTTTCTTATTCGCAAGGCATATGAGCAATAAAAAACACAGTAGCATCATATTGACATTATGAGCAATGGCATCATAATGGTGTCATGACATCATGGTGATGTCATTATGACGGAGATATTGATGATGAGCGATGTTCTTTACAGTGGTCGTAAAAGTCAGAGTTTCCAGCTTCGTTTGCCAGCGCGAATGAAGGAGGAGATCAGACGCGTAGCTGAAATGGATGGAATTTCTATCAACTCTGCGATTGTGCAGCGACTGGCTAAAAGCCTGAGAGAGGAAAGAGCTAATGCCCAGTAAAAATAGTGAAGCCCGGAAGTGCGCGAACACAAACCGGGCCTCTATGTCAGTAACCGTACCCAAGGAAACTAACATGAATATTGTAGCAAAATCAGATTATAACTTCCAAGGATTCACTTTTAACCCTGTAACAGAGGGCGGGTCTATCTGGTTCACCTCCGCCGAACTAGCTAAGGCTCTCGGCTATAAAAAAACTGATGCCATCAGCCAAATTTATGCCCGTAATGCTGACGAATTTTCCGACTCAATGTCATTGACCCTCAATATGAAGGTCAACGGAATAAACAATAGCTTACGTAACAAATCGGTCAGAGTTTACTCGCTCCGAGGCGCTCACTTGGTGGCGATGTTTGCTTCTACGCCCAAGGCCAAAGAGTTCCGCCGCTGGGTGCTGGATATTTTGGATCGGCAGGCAGAATGCTCACCGATTGCAAAACAGTTTACTGACGAAGAACTGGTTAATCTCTGCTACTTACAATTGTGGATGGAGAAGAGTCAACAAATGTGCAAACACATCTACCCAGGAATGAAGCAAATTGGTTCTGAGCTTTCAGGAAGGATTTACGATATTGCATATGAGACTCGCTACATGTCAGAAGAAACCAAGAAATCGCTTCTTCGTGAAATGAAGAATCTTGATCCCAACAATTTTGTCGTAAAGAACGCTCAGCCAATGCTGGCAAAACTTCGCGGCGAGGAATGGATTCATTGATTGGTGCCCAGGACGGCGCAAAAGAAAACCGCCAGTGTGCTGCTGGCGGCCTATGTCACACCCTTACTACCACATAAGGAATGCCTAATGACTTTTAAGAATGTAGCAAACATCGGATCCGTTGTCACGGATAAAACCATTGATAGCCAGTACCTGTTAGAGATGGTCAATCATGCTCGTAGACAGTGCGGGGAAAAAGAAGTTCGCAATAACGACTTTATTGCACGCATTAAGGATGAACTTGAAGGTGAGCACTACGAAATTTTCGTAGTTCAAAAATCAAACAAGACAACTTCTGAAAAAGTTGTTATGTCAATTAAGCAAGCCCTTCGAGTGGCTGCTCGTGAATCTAAAGCTGTTCGCCGCTCACTTGTAGACCAACTTGAAAGTATGCAAGAAGCGCACATTAAAAGCGGTAAATCGTCGAGTGGACTTGTTGAGTATCGCCAGGCGCGAACACTGAAAATGACGGTTGAAGCTGTTACCAATCTGTTCGATCTGATGCCAAATCTTGCGCCTGAGGCAAAGCAGACAGCGGCAGCAAGTATAATCAACCCGCTCGTTGGTTTTAATGCAATACCTCTTCCGGCAATAGAAGAGCATTACTACTCAGCAGGGGAGGTTGCAGAGCAGCTTGGAGTAACGGCCAACAAGATTGGTCGCATTGCTAACGCAAACAACCTCAAAACTGAGCAGTACGGGAAGTTCTTCCTGGATAAATCTGCGCATTCCAGCAAACAGGTGGAAGCATTCCGCTACAATGCGGAAGGTGTTAAAGCACTACAACACCTGATTCATGGGAGTAATGTTGCATAATGGCAAAGAAAAAATATGGCATTATGCCTCCAAGAATCAAAGGAAGAGCCAGGGTAAAAGGCGATGCTGGAAGGTATCACATTCTTGGAGTTCTGTGGCATGAGAGAGCTTTAATTTTAAGTAGACCTCATGGGTACATTGAAAAGGTATCTATAGATAGAGTAGAGATTCTTCCCCTTACACCTGAAGAAGAAGAAACGTACGGACTTTTTGATAACTAACCAACTAAACCCGCTTAATCGCGGGTTTTTTCTTTTCTAAGGATATCAGCCGCAACTTCTTTTACTCGTTCCGAGATTAATGAGGCCAGCCTCTCTTCTTCATCACGATACCCGCTTACAGGTGATGGTTTGGAGAGTGATTCTTCCATCGTAGCCACAATTTCGGAATTGATAGACCTGTTATTCATTTTTGCACGCTGCTTAATCTTAGCGTGCAACTCGTGTGTAAGCCTCAAGTGGAACTGCGCCTCATCGTATTTGCTGTACATCATCAATGCCTCACCAAATGGGTGGAATGGCATCGTAAAACCCACTGTACAAATCAACAATCGTACCGTTTAGGTATGTAACAAATTCCAACCGTAGCCATGCTGCGGTGATTCCTTGTATCTGGAGCAAATTAAATGACAGATTCAATAAATGCCAATGTTGTGGTAAGCATGCCATCGCAACTCTTCACTATGGCGCGTTCTTTTAAAGCAGTTGCCAATGGTAAAATTTATATCGGTAAAATTGACACTGACCCAGTAAATCCAGAAAACCAGATTCAGGTTTATGTGGAGAACGAAGACGGCTCTCACGTTCCTGTTTCTCAACCAATCATCATTAACGCTGCTGGTTACCCGGTATATAACGGACAGATTGCCAAGTTCGTAACTGTGCAAGGCCATTCTATGGCTGTTTATGATGCATATGGGGCGCAGCAGTTCAATTTTCCTAATGTGTTGAAGTACGACCCGGATCAGTTTAAATTACTTATTGGCGGTACAGATGGTAGTAAATATATCGGTTTCGGCGCTTCAACGGTTTACGATGCAATCAGGAAAACACCTCAATACTATGGAGCTAAAGCAGATGGATTGACATCAGATTCTGATGCCATTAATGCCGCAGCATTAGCTGCTTTTAATAATGGTGGTGGGGAAATATTTTACCCTCCAGGTGTTTATTTAATAGATTCTCCTATCATTCTTTATACAGGCGTTCATCATAAAGGCTCTGGAAAGAGAGCAACATTTCTGTATGTTAAAAAAGGTAGTAATACAGATGTATTTAAAACACATGGCTTTGGCGTTGTGGAAAATCTGTCTGATGCGCCATATGGATTTAGCATAAAAGATATGACCATTGATGGTAATTATCTTGACTTGCAAAGAGATACAAACTCATGGAGAACTTGCGACACTGTTAACAATGACTATGGAACTGCCATTAAAATATTCGGCAGCATGTACCACATTGACGTTGAGATTAATAATGTTGCAGAACATGCTCTCTATTCAGAGGGGTATGGATCATTTCATGATAATCAGGAACACGCCTCTGAAGTGAGGATAACGGGAAGAATTTCAGGGAGAGAGGGGGTTGTGTTCAGGGGGCCAGGTGATATTAACCTAGATTATATTGTTTTTGGCCTGTGTGGACTTCCTCCTTACAGCGCAAGATTAACAGCAACAAGCCAACAAAGCCTTCTTTATCCAGGAGAATCATGTCATGGAATTGTTCTTGATAATCAGTCTCCTTATACAGGACATGTCGATATAAATTACATCCATGTATATGCTGTGTATTATGGCTATGGATTTAAGACGCTGGGTGTTAACCGATTCAATGCGAGGCACGTGTGTGTTGATAATAGTTTAGGTGGTTACTGGTTTACCAACGGGGCACATGGTGTTGTTGCCATCGCAGAAGCCAGGGCGTGCGGAAGAATGCCAGATAACTACACTGGCGATTCAATTTCTCCTCTCCGCGACATGCTTCTGGATAACGGTAAAATCTGGACACTTAACATCAATATAAAAGCACAAAGATATTCACCTTCAATTGATGATGATGGGTATCAGATAGCTATATCAGGCAACAACAATGTAGTTACAATAAACCAAATTGGTCAGTTGCAGAGTGACAATGCCCCTATTAAAGCCTCGCTTCTTTCTGTTACTGGTGACAATAACAATGTTACTTTTACATCCAAGAGGATAAAAGGAAATTTATGTTACTTATCCGGCGGTGGTAATAATATAAGAGGTTCGTGTGATAATTTGTTTTCGGGTTCTGCTCTTATTCGCGATGCAGTAAATTCAACAACAATTTGTTTTGCGAACAGCGTAGATATAACTGCGAAGGGGCTTTCTTCTGATTGCACTGGATTTAACAGCATTGGCACATGTGCATCAGAGAATATAAGATTAATCACTTCAGGCGCAAATGGTTATAATAGGTTTTTAGGTGATAGAATGGCAGCCCTTAACAGGACGTGTACGTGGACGATTATGGCAACAGTTGGAAACTCAATAAATGGGAAATCAACTGACGATTATATTGAGTGGAATATGCCAAACCCAACAGGTAGCGAATCTAACGAGGTTGATATTGAGCATAATTTTCTGTATGCCCCAACACCAAACCAGATTGCTGTGTTGGGGTTTAGACAACCTGCTGGTTCTGCAGAAGGTGCAACTTTAAGTCCAATAGAAATTATCGGAACTCCAAGTGAGTCTTCTTTCAGAATTAGATACCATTGGTCAGGCCCTTTATCTTCTGGCTATGCTCCAATTGTAATGTTCAGGATTAGATAGAAT